CCGCTTAGACGAAATGGTCGAGACGGACCTAGGCCGCATACTTAACGCATGCGATAGGCTTGATACTTGGATAAAAGAAGTAAGAAAGTTTGCGCTAAATCGGCTGAACTCTGGCGTTCAAATTGAGGGATGGAAGTTAGTGGAAAAAAGGGCGCAGAGAGTATGGGTAGATAGTACCCTGGTTGCGACGGAAGCCCGCAAAAAATTCGGTGACGTGCCTATACTAGACGTGAAACTAAAATCTCCTGCGCAGTTAGAGAAAATTCTCAAAGACAAAAAATGGGTCGCAGAACGCGTCAAACGCGAGTCATCCGGATGGACTATGGTCCCCGATTCCGATAAGCGCCAAGCCATTGATCCTTGGGGTGGTTTCCTTGAGGCTTGACAATTTTATCCGGGAATAGTAACCCGGTTTGTATGTTAACCGCACGTTGATAAGCCTACCCGGTAGTTCGGGAGGCCCGTTTATAACAGCATTACGTTTAAGAGGTATGTCGTATGGCTATGGACCCTGCACTCAAAGTTCTCACTCCTGCGTTTAGAGTATCATTCCCTCATGTTTTCGAACCCCATAGCGGTTTTGAGAATCAGCCGAAAAAGTACTCCCTGACTATGCTATTTCCGAAAGACACTGATATGTCGGCGTTGCGTAAAGCCATTGAAATCGCAGCGGTCGAAAAATGGGGTAACGACAAAGCGAAATGGCCTAAGCCGCTGCGTAATCCACTCCGCGATGGCGACGAGAAATCAGACCTGAACGGCTATGCGGGTCACTACTTCGTAGCGGCGTCAAGTCAGAAAATGCGACCCGGTCTGGTGGATAGGCACCGCCAGCCGATCACTGAGGAATCACAATTCTACGCCGGTTGCTGGGCGATGGCGACTGTCGTAGCATTTGCATATGATAAAGCGGGTAACCGGGGTGTGTCGTTTTCCTTGCAGAACGTTATGAAGGTACGCGACGATGAAGCCTTTAGCGGACGTAGACGCGCTGAGGACGATTTCGGGGATATCGAACTACCCGATGATAGCAGTACTGCAGGAGACAATTTCGCGGCTGACGATGGTTGGGCTTAGGTATGCTGGGTTTTATTCGAAACGTATTAAAGCGCTTAGGCGTCGGTATAGGCCTTATGTTATTTTTGGTTGCGGTTTTGACGATGTGTGTTTTCGCTACTCTCGTCGCTCCGTTTCAATGGCTCTTAACGGGAAAAACGATGTTTACATACGATCCCAAAGACTCGTACCATGAGTGGAATTGAAAAAGTACTGCATAATAGATTATGAAACTCGTAGCCGCGCAGACCTTAAAAAAGTCGGCGGCTACGAGTACTCTATTGATCCAACTACATCTATTATATGCGCCGCATATAAAATCGGTACTAGGGATGAGCTACGCGCCGCGCCTACCTACGTTTGGGAGCCGCTGCGCACTAGCGAGCCGTTCCCTGCAGTACTGAGAGATGCCCTAAACAGTGACGTTACTTTTGTCGCTCACAACGCTTTTTTTGAGCAGGTGATAACCCAGAACGTGCTACCCAGGCATACGTACCGGCTGAGCAGTATACCCGTCGATAGGTGGATATGTACGGCTTCGCTAGCGGCTACCCTGGCCCTACCCCGAAAATTAGATGAAGTCGGGCGAGCAATGGGTACCGTCGTCAAAAAAGACATGCAAGGCCACCGCGTCATGCTCAAATGCAGTAAGCCCCGAACGCCATCCAAGCATGACCCTTCGGTATGGCATGAGAAACCTGGCGACCTAGCCATGGTCGCAAGCTATTGCAGCGACGATATCGAAGTAGAAACTGAATTGTTTTTGAAACTACCGCCCCTTAGTCCTGTAGAGCGTAAGCTATGGGAGCTAGATCAACGGATGAATATGCGCGGTATCCGGGTTGATAGGTCAGCGGTCTTAGGCGCGATATCCGTTGTTGAAAATGCTTTACGTGAGTATACGGCGGAGCTAGCGCGAATCACAGGTGGCGAGGTACGTTCACCAAACCAAGTCGGGCTAATCGTCAAGTACCTAGCAGAGCATTACGGTTACCGGATCGAAAGCATGGCCGCGCCTGTCCTGCGCGAAGCGCTGAAGGGGGATCCGCCGCTCCCCGTACGCCGAATCTTAGAGATCAGGCAGCTAGCGGCTAAGTCCTCTACCAAAAAGGTATATGCGTTTGAGCGACGAACTAGGAGCGACGGCGTAGCCCGCGATATATTGGCGTATCACGCTGCGTCGACGGGCCGGTGGGCTGCTGTCGGCGTCCAGGTGCATAACCTGCCCAGGGGCAAAACGGCGGTAGACGAATCCGTTTTTGACGCATTTCAATTTTGCGATACGGACACCCTTCATTTCGCGGGCGAGCCTCTAGACGTAGTGTCAAGCGCGTTACGAGGAATGATAGTCCCGCATGAAGGGTATGAGTTTTTCGCGGGCGACTGGTCAGCTATCGAAGCCAGGGTATGCAGTTGGCTGGCTGGTGATAGCCACGGTATCGATGAGTATGCAACCAATGCACCTGTATACCGGCGACTAGCCGCTAGGATATACCGTATAAGTGTAGACGATGTTTCAGCTTATCAGCGCCAGGTTGGCAAAGTTGCTAGGTTGGGTCTGCAGTACGGCATGGGCTGGAAAAAGTTTATCGTTACCTGTAAAGATAGTTTCGGCGTAGAGATAGACGAGTCTACCGCCCAGACCGCCGTTGAGGTATTTAGGGAAGTACATCACGCCATCGTGACCGCGTGGGCTACGACCGAACGCGCCGCCATTGCTGCAGTACAAAACCCGACCCGACGCTACAAGATAAACAAGTGCATATGGTCTATGCGCAAAAAATTTTTAACCTGCGAACTCCCTAGCGGGCGGAAGCTGTACTTCTATAATCCCGAAATACGAATGAAGCCAACCCCGTGGAAGGAACTAAGACCTGCGCTTTACCACTACGCGGTCAATGGAGTAACCCGTAAATGGGGTTTAGAAGGTACGTACGGCGGTCGTCTAATGGAAAACATATCTCAGGCAGTCGCTAGGGATATCATGGCCGACGCTATGCTAAGGCTGGAAGGTACCCTATACCGCCCGGTATTTACAGTACACGACGAGATAGTTGCCGAAGCTGTACAGGGGGCAGGCGATTTAGACGATTTTAATACACTGCTAACCCAAGCCCCCGCATGGGCGGGTGATCTACCCTTGGAAGTAGGAAGCTGGCGCGGCGACCGCTACAGAAAGGCATAAGGGCCTATGACCCGCAATGAGTATAGAGAAAAAGCTATTCAGCGTCACCTACGTCAAGCCCGTATGTTAGAGGCGCAGCTAAGGGCTAAGATCACCACGCCTGCGCCAATCCACCACGGGGAGGAGCGTAGGTCATGGGAGATCGAACTCCTAACCGCCCGACTTTTAGCCGAACGCTACTTAGTGTCTATTTTAGGCCATAAGAGCAATTTTAAAAAGGCGGCGGAACCAACCTCTACCGTAGTAGGTGAACGTATCAAGGCGAGAATAGTACAAGGCCCGCTCAGCTAGATATGCGGGTAGGATTTCTGCGATAGGGCTTTTTGCCGCGCTAGATTTGGTGATCGGACCCACAACGCCGTCCGCTTTTATGCCTAGCACCAACTGTAGTAGGCCCACCGCTGTTGCCCCGCCACAATTCACGGCGCAATCAAATACAGGTAGCTGCAGTTTTGAAGGCAGGTCGTCAATGCGATACTTTGCCCAATAATCGCGTAAGTATATATCGTAGGCCTCGCTGACCGTTAGCTTTTTGATATCGAGGCCGGGGTATGCGCGTTTTGAGATACCGAACTTAGTCTCACCGCCTGGGTCACCAGGGTCATTGACGTACCCTCCCTCTATCGAAATGACGAGGCGTATAGCGGTAGCCGCGTTCATACGATCATCGTTTCTTTGATCAGGTCGGGTTTACGCTTTTTGTACGTTTTAAAAACCTCATAACCAAATACCTGAGCAGCGGCTAGGGTGGATGAATGCAGTACCGCCATTTTCCAGTCAAGTCCTTGAGCTACTAAGGTAGTTACGCCTAGAAACACCGATCCTCCTGATACCGCTGCCAGCTTCCATTTCGGTTGAAAATGTCGAATAGCCAGCATACCGCCTTGAATTGATAGACCGATTAGACCCAGAGTGCCCAATCCCCGCCAACCCGCAATGGCGGCTAGGAATGAAGCCCACTCCCCCGTTGATGGCGCGTCGGCGGTGACGGTCGCCTCTATACTAGCGTCCGCCCCTAACGCGATTCGCGTAAACAACATAAATAGAAACGCGCCGAAAAACCAGAGTGTCGTTCTTTTCATAGCTCGTCGTCCTTTATATCTAGCCGTTGTAGGATACCGCGAATCTTCTGATGAGCCGCGTTTACGTCTTTTTGGTTCTGAGCCGTTTGCGTGTACATCCACCAAAGCCGGGATAGCAGAAACGTTCCCGTCGCCAGAATCCCTCCCGTTAGGGCTTTTGTTAGTATGTCTTGAATATCTAGCAATCATTTAGCCCTTTACCTCTGGCTTAAGCCACCTACGGTGTTGTTCATCGCACTCGTCTTGCTCGGATATAACTCCGAGTATCGTAGTCAAATCCAGACCCATTAGTGAATGCGAGCAAATAGATAATACCCGATTCCGATAACGAGAATCGCCTAGTGCCTGATGGCAGAGTTACGAAATTAATCAAAGCACCGGATGGTTGTATCAAAGTGCCAAAACCACCTTTTGTAACATTATCAGCCGTAGTATTGCTGCTGGATAAAACGGCTACAATTCGGGTAACTCCAGAGGAACCCGCAGCATTGGCCGCAACAAAACCCTCTACGTCCCAATCTCCTGCTGACAACGTAACACTAGCCAGTTCTACATAATCAGCATTTGCTGCGGTAACATCGGTACCTGCATTAGCCCCTACAAACTCACCAACATACCCGGCAGCCGCGTCATCGTTTGTGTTCGTGCCCTTGAGTTGACCCGCGGATTTCACGACGCCGGGCAGCGACTGAGTAGTCTCAGCGCCAGTCGTAAAGAAGTTCGGGTCGTCAATTTGGCCCCACGCGGGGTCGGTGCCGTCAGACCGCAACAACCGATTGTCGGCTCCTACGGCTAGCCGACCAGGGGTTCCCGATCCATCGGTAGAAACAATGACGTCACCTTGGGTAGTCATCGGGTTTGCTATAGGCGTAGTGCCCGACGGCGCAGATACCGATACCCCTGATGCGAATGTTAATTGCCTGAATTCACCCGCCATACTAACCTCAAATGTCTAATAGGTCGCTTGCTTCTATGTCTACACTATCCGCGCTCTTGTCTAGTCCAATTATCTTTAAGTCCACGCTACCGCTCCCTCCTAACACTTCACTAGCGTCTAGTTGTAGATCGTCACCAATCTGACTCGCTAGGTGGTCAGACGACGTGGTGAACCTGTAAACCGCTAGCCTATGGCTTAGTATATCAAATATGTCTTGGATACGGTCCGTTATGGTTTCAAGCACATGCCGAAAGCGCCGGGTAACTTGCACGCCGTGTAGGTGCCGGGCTACCTCGCTAGACACCGTTTCGCTCGGGCTAGACGCGCCGGCTAACGCCGCTTCACTAGCGTTGTGCGGATTGTACGCTATTAGCTGAGTAACTATATCCTGATAACCCACGTCTATTGATAACCCTCTATAGGTATTTTCGTCTACGGCGGCTGTCGAGCTAGGGGCTGATAGTAGTTGGTACTCTAGTTCAAAAGAATTGTTAGCAAATACCAGGCCCATTACGGATTTACATACCAGTTCAAGGTATTTGCGATACGACGCGAAATCGCCCTCATCAAATTGAGGTATCGAAAATGCGGTATTTAGGTCTAAAGCGCTTTGCGCCGATGTAAACGACGCTGCGTTAGTTGTAAGCCCCGCTTTATCTGCTAATGCTTTCGCGACGTGTGCATGCCCCACGTTAGCGTCACTGCCCGTTCGTACGTACAAGTCATAGTCAGAAGGGTTGATAGCGTTGGCCGGGCGATAGCTGGTCAGTACGTCGGCGCTATAGCTCGACGCTTCGGGTATGGGTAAGTCACGTAAGAGATAGTCACTGTCTACGTGAAAGTAAGCCAAGTCGTCCTCAACGTCGTCTAGCAGAGTGATGTACTGGTATACGTTGCCGCTATCAAGAGTTGTTTCGCTCGTCGTAAAGTGCCTGCCATAGTAGAGCGGCCAAGCCTTCCCGGAACTACGTTCCACGAGTACGACGGCGGGGGCGGTGTTAGTGCTCCAAGTGTCCCCTGAGTTTAGGGTTAAAAACTCGTACCCGTTTTTAGTCGACTGATCGATAACGACAAACGCGTGGGTGTACGTTTGAACGCCGTACGTAAACGACTGGTCCCGGACACATAGGGCATTTGCCGACTTTGTCTGAGCGCTATTCTCCCAAGCAAAGCTATCACCTATTCGAATATTGTTATCTGCACCAGTAAACTTCACTAGGTGAAGGTTCTGAATGACTAGGTTAGCGTCACTCTGTATACGCATGGCGGTCGCTGTTTTAGTATCAGTGCCGACTTGGATATCAAAGTTTAGTTCCCTTGGGCCATCGCTATTAAACCGCGCTACCGACCAAACGCGGTTAGCGTCTTTACCCGCAAAGCCCGACGCCTCGGTGCACACTGCTGACGTGAGTGACGACGTATCCAGCCTGCTAACCGGAAACGGGATAGCGTAGTCAGAGTCTACCCCAGTGTAGCCTACGCCGTTGATAGATAGAAACGCTGCCGTATCGTCAATGACCGCGAAGCCCATTTTAGGGGCTATATTAACCCCGTTGTTCGCACCCGTATTCCAAAGTAACGTAAACGAGTTGGTGCTATCTTCTTCGAATAAAAATATTCGATTGGATGCGAAGTACGTAACCGAATAGTTATTGGTAGTCGCTACGGCGTTCATAGCGGTCTCAACCGCTGTTGCCAAATCCTCTGGTGAGTAGAACCCCTCGCTGACTGTAGCGCTTAGTGTGCCATCCGCGTCACTCCAGTCTATGTATTTATACGTACTAGGAATTTCGATCATGTCCGATGCGTCGACCGTCTTATACCTTGACAATGGAGCCGCAATATACGGTACCGGGTTACCCGCATTTGATGCGGCGACATTCGGGAATGACCCGGACTCTTTTAGAAAATAAGCCTCATTAGCCGAGTCGCCCATCAAGCAAGGCTGATCTAGCAGAGAAAATATGTCGTACAAAGTGAAGGTGATTTCGTCACCACTTATATCTATTCTTTTTATTCTACCTTCAAACATTTTTTGAATATTCTCAACGCCGTTAACGCAAACCCAGCATTTAACCACCTTCTCGTAGAATGAGTCCTTAGACGTTAAGTAGTTCTGGAACTCTCTATCTGTGTTTACGAGTTTAACGGCGGTGATCGCCGATGAAAGCACTCCGTTTAGCATACCACTGACACTTTGTTTAACCTTAGGAGCCTGGGTTAGCCTAGGCTCCCAATGGACTTCATCAGTGCCGCTGTCCTCTGGGTCGATCGTCGTTATACGGTACTGGCCCGACGTATAGAACAAGTCGTAGAAAACTACGATAACGTTAGTCGCTGATGGCGCAGCGGCTAACTTAACCTCAAGGCTGGTCCCGCTCCAGTACCAGTAATCGTTAGTGCCGGGTGTCGAGCTAGTTTCCGTTAGGGCAGTACCGTTACGCTCGACTCTATTTATCTGATACGTCCAGTCTATGCTGTAAACCCCGCCGCCGTCAGCGCTCATATCCGCACTTACATACCGGGCGGGTGTCATTTTCACTAGAGTGAAGCGTTCGCTATTCGGCTTAGCGGACTCGGTTGCAAAGGTCATGCGGGTTTACTCCGGTCTGCATACCCAAACCAATGCGCTGCCCCTGCATAGTACGCTGGATTTGTCGCAGGAGTATTAACCGGGTCAGGCCAGTCACTGATAGCTGCGAGGTAGAATGTATCCGCATTTCGGGTGTAGTTATTAGTCTCGATAGCCAGGTGGTACTCGGTATCACTATCTAAATGCTGGCGTTCGAAATCAAAGCGCATGAATCCTATCTGATAATCGCCGTTAGCGTTACCTATCTCTGATACCCAGTCTGCTACTTCTGCCCAGTCGGAATTGATCACCAACCCAGTAAGGTCTGAGCGCGAATAGAGCCCGAGCCTAAGCTGCTCACTGCCCCCTGCCACGCCGTGGACGAATATAACTTGGCGTATCCATTTTAGTTCAATGTCCTCTGCCATCGTAAAACCGCCCAGGTGCGCTACCTCACTCGTGTCTAGCGTCTTAGCGGCTTGCGTTATATGTATTGGTGAAAACCCCAAGCTATACAGCCTCCTTAACGTCCATCGTCATGCTGTAGAAATCGCGTATGACGTGGCGGAAAACGGGCTCTGCTTGAAATCTACCGTACATAGTAACTTCAGATAGCGTAGCTGATACGGCGCTAGTCGGGTCAATTGATAAATAGAAAGGCGTTTCAACACCAGTCGTTTCGAACATATCCTCTAGGTCTCTGCGCTCACTAGCAAGTATCTGCCCGACTATCATACCTCTGAACTCACGCCTTATCGGTCTAGACTTATAAAACTCCGCGCCGCTATCGGATGTAAAGCGCTCACTAGGGTCTGTATACGCTTTAGTGAAGCCGGGTGCTACGTTGGTGTCGGTAACCGTCTCGTAATCACCAAGATATAGATGGCCGATTTTAAAGCCCTGACTGCCTAGAGTGTTTTCTCTATCCTCAAACTCAAAGCGCCAGTACCTGTACTCTGTAGACCCGGCTTCGTCGTCTAAGTAGTAGTGTATGCCTGCGCTATCCCGCGTGACTGTTATGGTGACGGCGGGTGAAGCCCACGAATCGGCAGTGTTACCGTAGAGCGTATAAGTGCCACTTGACGAAAATGGAAAGGTCTCGCCTAAAGGGGATATAACGTGGAACTCTTGAACGTCCGTAGCCGTACCCAAATCCAAAGTGATATGTTCACTCGTATGATTTCGGCGTTTGTCAGCGGTTCCAGCGGTCGCCGCTGACGTGTCACTTGCGGTCGTATACCCCAACGTATCCCATACAGCGTTTGACGTTTGCGTAAAGCGCAGGGTGTCGGTGCCGCTTGATCTAGATATAGTATATTTGCCGGTAGTGGTCGAATAGGTGCAAGTCCAGTTAGACGACGATGCGTTAAGCTGCGTTTGAACGTGGGAGGCCAACGCTGCCCCACCTGAATAGTCTGCGCTAGTCAAGGTGATGGTTACATCGCCGCCGTCGTTTACGTAGAGTTTGTTATTAGTAGAGTCTATCGTGAAATTGCCATTAGGTCGATAGACCTGGCTACGCTGAATAGTCGTAAGGTTTTCTTTGCCAAAGTTTGACATTTCGGACGCAACGGATATCGCTGACGCGGATAGTCCCGCTGCGAAATTGTTAGCCCCGAAACGGACTCTTTTGTTACGAGTGACCATTCTACGCGAGCCTTGTATTTGCTAAGTTAAGATCGAAAATTACTTGACCCAGTACACGGCCATCGATGTTTAGCTGTACAACCTGCCCGCTACCGCCGCCCGTCAAGCCAAAACCTAGCGCTTCCGCTGCCTGTACTTCTAAGGGTTTTCCACCGTCGCCAGAGACTTTGCCTACAATTCCGCCTCGCCCCTCCGCTGCAGGGTTGAAAGCGTCGACTACTTCTTGCGCCCTAGCTTTTAGCTCGTTAATGAATATCATTCCCGCATCTTTGAATGAATCCATCACCAACTCTTTGAATCCCACGCCAAAGTCGGTGAGCGCTTCCGTGAGTGTAGAACTCATCGCGGTTAACAGGCCCGGCATACCTTCACCAATAGCGCTAGGAATATTGGTGACCGTATCTACAACTTTGCCCCAAGCGTCACTAAAACCCGTAGAAAATTGGTTACCGAATTCATTAAATTTAGGTGCAAGGGTATCAAGCTGGTACCGCATGCCTTCGAATAGCTGAGTTATAAGCGACTGAGCTATGTAAGGCGCTTGCTCTGATAAGGACAACGCTACTTGAGGCATTGCCGCTGCTAACGCGGTAACGATCGGCCCGGCGTTATCCGCAAGCGCTTGTACAAATATCGGCGCGTTTTCTGCTAACGCGGTAACGCCTTGAGTAATTCCCTCCGCGAAATCCTCAGCCATCTTTTTAGCTTCTTCTTTAGTAGCGCCAGCTAGCTGCGTTGCAAGCCCTGCGATCGCATCCCCGCCGGGTATACCCGCGGCTGTCGCTAAAGCGCCTACCGATGCGCCTACTACCGCTTGACCACCCGCTACGCCGCCGCCTAAATTCGCAGCGATGGAAGCGGATATCTTGCCGAACGCGGTCGCCGCTTTAACCATGCTATTTAGGGCAAAGCCTAGGTCACTAAACCCAGGAGCGCCCGTCGTAGAGCCGCTTGACCCAGGTGTAGCGCCAATCCCCCCTTTGCCGCCCGGGGTATCGGGCATATCATTGATGGCCTTACTAGCATTTCGTACCTGATCGCCTAACCCTGAAAACGCTTCGGCGGTCGAGTTGACGAATCCGTCAAGGGCGATAAATTTTTCCTCGCTAAGAGCTACAAAGTCGGTTACGCCGTCGCGCATCTCACCGATCTTATCCCTAAAAACTCCTACCGTGTCCTCGCCAATCATGCCTACGGCGGCTACCCCTACATCGTCTAGTTTCTTTTTTATTGCGTCGAGATCGACACCAACTAGATTTTCAACTATACCGGTCGCGCCGGGAATGCTCTGTAGAGCCTCAACAACTTCCGACACTAGAGCGACGATACCCGCGAAAGTGCCCTTAATAACGTCAAAAACCCCGTTGTAAACTTTTTGCACTACATCAAACGATAAAAAAGACTCTAGTAGGAGCGCATTAACTTCGATCCAGTTCCCGGTAAGCAAGACCATACCCCTGATCGCTTGACGGGGCGCGGCTATTACTCTTACCAGGGTAGGTAGACTATCAAGTAACAGAGCTATCCCTTCAGTAACTACTTCGTCTATGCTTTCGCGATTGTTATCTAGTATGTCGCCTAGCTTATTAAGCGCAGTACTAACAGCGTTGATACCTCCAATGCCTGCTTTATTTTTGGTGATAAACTCACCGATTTTCTCTTGAAAGTCTCCCCAGGAATTACTCAGTTGAGTAACCGCGCCTGAGTAGGTTTGAATCTTAGCCAGCGCAGAACCCGCAAAGCGCCGATTCACCAAATCAATTGCCGCCCCTGATTTTAACTGCTCAGCGGTTAGTGATCTCATCGCGGGTAAAGACTCGCCCAGCTCACCGGTTAGGCCGCTCATTGTCTTACCCAGGTTACGTACGGCTGACTCAAGCGACATGCCGGTAGCCGCCGATAATTCAGAGGCCGCCGTCACTAAATCTTTAGCCATGTCATTTGATACGCCAAATGATTTGGCTAGGCTTAGCATTTGCAGCGTCGTTTCATCGCCAATGATAGATACGCTTTGTAGGTCTGAAGCGAAGGTCTGTAGATCCTTAGACGCTGCAACGCTGAAATCGCCTGCCGAGCGCAGGGCCTGATTCATACCACTAACGGCGTCCTCTTGCTTAGCCGCCGCGTCAACTACAGTGCCAATGCCTTGCGCGATTTTATTAAATGCAAAGCCCGCTACGATCGCCGCGCCTACCGCCTTGAAGGTAGTCGAGAGCCCTTCTCCCACGCTACCTAGTTTCTTCAGGTCGCGCTGGGCTTCGCGGCTATCTGATTTAATCTTTAATTCGACGTCTGCCATAGCGCTACCTTTTTAGCTTTTGCGATTCTGAGCGGGCTAGCGACGTTGCGATCAACTTAAAAATGCGCATGGTATATGGGTCTAAGGTATCAGCGTTAAGGTGTATCCCCGCTTCGGCTAATTGTCTCCGGTCCCCATACTCCTTAAAAAATTGGCCCACCCGCTCGCTGCCCGGTGGCGATCCTATTCCGAAGACGATACTATGCGCTACCAGACCAATCAGTGTCTTAATATCGTCTTCGACTTTGGGCCATTGGTGACTATACCGATTATCTCTAGTGCAATTTTAGTCCACTCGGCTAAGTACGTTAGTTCGTCGATATCTGTAATGGCGTCATCTCCGCCTATGCTTACGCTGATTGCCTCGACAGCTTCTCGCGCTTCTTTAAATACCCTAGCGCTAGCCTCTACGTTGGCTTCGGTCAATTCACCGTTTTGTAATACAGACGCTGACCGGGCCATTTCCATGGACTTAGCCAAGCGTTCTGACTCACAGGCTACCCTAATCATAGCGTGGCCCGTGTATCCCTTAGACTTCGTATCGTCATCTAATTCTACGTTCGGGTCATCGCCCAGTCGTACTTTAAATACCTTCATCGCGGGTTAGTTCCTTTTAAATCGTAGACAGAAAAATATCGCCATCGCCGTCGTCGTATGCGTGTAGTTCTGCAGTCATGACAAACAAGCCCTCCACTTCGCTTAGCTGCCAGTTTTTAATAGTCGTAGAAGGGGCGTACAAAGTACCGGCTTTAGTCTCGACCCAGTTACCGCCCGATTTCTCGCCAAATAAAAACGCGAATGCAGTATCGTCATTGGTAGAGAATCGATGGAATTTATCCGTATCGTATTTTTGCAAGTATGCCGTAAACGATATAACGATTTCTCGGTCGATTATATTCGACCCACCCCTACCCGACTCGGCGCATATATCCCCTTTGACCGCTTTCGGGGTATTTACGTCACAAGTAAACTGGCTGATCTCGAAACAAGTGTTATCGGTACGATCCCCAACTAGAACCAACATATTTTTGGCAGTAATGCCATCAGCGCTATCGTACGCGGGTGTCTGGGGCGGCGTATAAGTCGCCGCGCTATCTGAAGTGTATCCCGTCCCGGCTGCTGTGCCCGTGTCATCAGCGGAAACGGTGAAGCCAATTTGATCACCAATCGTGTTAGACGTATTAGCTCCTGAATTCCATAGCAGCGAAAGTACGGTGCCGGTAGCTGTGATAGTATATTTTCCTGTAGAGCTAGAATAGGTTACGGCGGGATCGGTGGTAGTGGCTGTAGCCCTCATAGCAGTTTGAATTGCCGACGCTACTTCTTGCGGAGACTTATACCAGCCCGCCGCTATCGCCGCCGCAAACGTGCCGTCGTCGTCCGTCCAATCAATGTACGTATCCGCCGCCGCGATATTGACCGGGTTAAATCCGAACCATATACCTTCGACCGTGTAATTGATGTTTAGTAACTGGCCCGCTACCGCTTCGACCGACCAGGACGTGGTGCGCCCACCCGCCATAGCTTGACGTCCGCCCGATTCTCCCAAGTAATTCCATATAGACAGCGTTGGGTGCCCTGTTTCAGCGGGATAGTATGTTGTCGCTTTGCCGAGGCTAATACCCGTTGACGGCGCGTTCACCAAGTCAAACGCGGGTAGTATAGTGTCCGTTGATATTGATTCGGCCGGCATCAACTCCCAAGCATATGCGTTATGCTTGATCAGCATAGCTTGTCCCCTACGGAATTCCGCGCCTTCTCCACTATCGACAACAACCCCTGACACCGATGAGCCTGAAACGGTGTCATACTCTGTCGACTCGGTATCCGTCGCGCCCAGTGATGCGTATATCAAGTTACCGTAGTCAGGAGCGGTAGCCGCAGAACCGCTACCGCGCAGGTAGTGGCTACCCGTAAAAACGGGATCTTCGCTCCCGAGGATACCCTTAGACCGTCCGAGGGAACCCGATAGCTCTAGATTTTCCACGTTCTCTATTTGAGGAACCATCGAAAAACCGGATTGCAGCTTGATATAGTTAGTTGTGGCGGTGGGGGCTTTAAGCGTGCCCTCAGTGGTTTCGACCACGACGGCGCATACCGTAGAACGTACCTGTATATCGGTCATAGTGAAAGCCCCTCCATTGGCCTTAGCTCTTTACATTTTTAGTGTATCCTAGTAACTTTCATTATACTCGAAACCAAATACTGTCAACAGCCTGAAATATCTCCTTTGATCACCTATGAGATACTCAAGCGGGTCGCTAGCCAAGTATCGGACTAAATGCGCCGTACCTAAACTAGTTTCCGCTTCGACAGCTTTTATCAGGCTGATTTCATTTTCTAGCAAGGATAGCGCTTCCGTCTGGATACCCGCGCCGTCCGTGTCCGCCTTTGCGATCTCCTTGAATATCAGCACTTCTATTTGACGGTCGATATCGATAGAGCTATGCATCTCGCGTCTAGCGTTAGCCCCCGCGCCAAACCCTATGCCGTATCCAAACTTGAGCGCGTAAGCGGGGTTTATCTCGGGCTCATATGGATTCGGGATTTTTTTAATACCGGTTAAGGTATCTGTGATGAGTGTCTCCAGCGCGGACGTAATGGTAGATATTTTAGTCATCTATGCATAACCACGGTCGATGATACGCGTTCTGATGGCTCTAAATCCGCGCTACGATTAACATCTATATAGAAGTTTTTCATATTCATAGCCGCTTTGTACCTGGCGTCGGCGATTTTGCGGCTCTCTTCATACGCGGGACCCATTGTCGGTCCAAAGCAAATAGCCGCTGTCTTGTGGATGGAAGCCTGCTTTAGCCTGGTTACGTCAATTATTTGATCGGCGCTGGTGATAACACTGCGTTCGGTCAAGTCGGCTATGATCATTTCTGCAGCGGCAAAGGTTTGCAGGTCCCAGTTATTTGGGTCAGTACCGCTATTATACGCTGCGCGTAGGTCTGAGTTATCTAGGTTAGCGTACTGCCCATATAGTTCGGAGTCAGTGCTAAACTTATGGCCTACATGCTTGAGAACCACAGAAGCAGTTAGGTCGCCCGACCATGCAAATCGTGCCCAGTACATATGGTATATCTCTGTCCCCGTTAGCCCTGTAACGTCCTCGCTTCGCGATTCTCTGGCCCATAAGGAATTATCGATATCAGGTCTGAATTGGATATACCCGTCCTGCGCCAGAGATGCGCCGCTAGCGGCGGTACGATCTACCACATCTACTGCGCTAACCCAACTACCGCCGTCCCACAACGCTACTGATACGTCCGACGATTCTGCATTAGGGGTTGCACCAACATCGAAATATTTTTGGTTGAAGGGTAACGCAGCGCCTATATAGATATAGTCCTCGGCAGCGACAAACCCTGCAACCGTAACACTACCCGCCGTGTAGTCATTTAACTGGGTAGACCAGTCAGATAGCGTACCGTCATTACTGTATATCACCCGTTGAGTGAATAGCGATATTGTCATGGGTTAAATATTCTCCCCAGTACAGCGGCCCGCGCTTTAAGTTGCGTTAGGTAATCAGGTAATTCCTGTAGCGATTGTTTCACCAAACTAGCCCGGTTTTCAAGCGCATACTCAAATGATTCAGCAAAGGAGCGACCTTTTCGGTACTTACCGGCGGGTACATCCCACTCAGGCCAGTCAGGTACGACCGCTGACGCCCCCGCTACGGTAGCTTCCTGCCAGGCTATATTTGACTTGGTGCGGTTAAATGCGTGGTCCTGTAAAGGGACTATCACGACTGAGGGCTTGAGCGCTATGAACTGCTCAAAGTATCGGAACGTATCCGTAATGGGTTTGAAGTGCCTCCACTTTTTGCCGGCCATACGGCCCTCTAGTCCCCAGTGCGGATGACCGAGCGTAATCAACTCGTAGTCGGGGTGCGCATCAGCGATTGTCAGTATGTCGTCGATGTAGCCCTCCATATCCGCAAAGTGAGAAGGCCCGCCGCGCCAAGCGATCACCTTGTTAGGCTCATAGTCATCAGCATACCGAGGAATGGTCAAGGGCCATGCATTGGGGATGACGTCGATATCAGAGCGAAATGGCCCTAGGCATTCTTTAAGATCAGGGGTTGATACCGTTACCGCATCAGCATGCCGTAGGAAAAATTCGATACGTTGTTTTTGATCAGGGGTTTGGTACGTGCCCCACGTATAATTAGACATAGGAACGCTGAATAGGTTGTCATCGTAGTCTACCCATACCTTACGACCCATACGTTTAGCCGCTTGCATTAGACTAATACAATCTTCTTTGAAGGGCCGGGTTATGTAGAAGCAATCATACTCCGCGATATCGGGCCAGGATAGCGACCGTCCGGGCCTTAAAAGTTCGACGTCTACCCTAGCAAAGTTTTGCCGGGTCAAATCGTACATGGGCAGTACGCCACGATAAAAGGAGTACGCGTTGGAAGGGTTATCACCAACTATTAGGACTTTTACGTTGCCATTAGATGTAATCAAAGCGGTTCCTCCGGTGCGGGCCAGGGTATGTAGTAGTTGTCATCTCGGTATAGAGCTAGCTTACTTTCGTAGTACTGGCGCAAATCCGCAAGGGATTTATCCTTTGTAGTGCGAAGCGGGTCTTTTAGTATCCCGTCACCTAAGTGTCTGGCCTTGGCGTCTACTATGTAATAGTTGCGAAATCCCGCAACGGTTGCTCGGTGATGATAGTCGCTATCCTCATAGCCGTATGGGTGAAACGCGGGATCGAAGGCCCCGACCTTATCGAGTAGCTCACGAGTTTTCAACTTTACGCCGAATAGCGGCTTATCAAACGGTCTTAGATCTACCTCAGCGAGACCGCCCTTACGCGTAGGTAGTGACTGGCGATTGGTGGTCTGCCCCTGCCAGGTGATACCGACCATACCCGTATTACCTATGTTTTTGGCGTGCCAAATCATGTAGCGAAGCCAGTCGCGGGGCATATGGTAGTCGTTACCGAGTTGAACGACGAATTCACCCCTCGACCGCATAATAAGCTGATTCAAGGTACGTGCTACACCCTCGTTTTTGCTATTCATACGCTCGTATGCTAATCGAGGTTCGGTCTTTGAGATACCGTACCTAATGCATTGGGGGTCTGCGCTACCGTTATCGGCCCATAGGATTTCGGCGTTGGATAAGTCGATCCCACAAATAGCTAGGTTATACTCCAGGTTTTCTACACAACCCGGATACCTATTGATCGTCATGTACAATATGGACACTGAAGGGATGTTCACAAGTATGACCTTCCGGTTTGAAATGGGTCTGCGTCTACGCCGTCCCCCACTACGAACGCGCGTTCGTACCCCTCACCGGATACGGCCTTACGCACGCGAGCGTCCTGCGCGCCGTACGGATACGCGAAATATCTCATAGGGAAGGGAGGCGCTACCTCGCGTGCTAGTTCCACGTCATTGACCTGGGTTAGGTTGGCGTGGCTCCAGCTATGCCAACCTATTTCGCAATTGTAATGGGCGGCCATACTTATGACCTGGTCCCAACTCGCGAACATCTCAGGAGGCATATTTACATCAAATATATTGTCTCCGCCTACGTAGTCACCAGTTATAAACAGTATAGGCTTGGTTTTGGCGTGTATTAGTGCCCTTCGATGCGCATACACGTTGGCGTATACCCCGTCGAAAGTTAGGCGGTCACCCGACTCCATAGCCCTGTTGATCTCACCCGGGGTATTATAATTTTCATTGTAAGCGACGGGCGCGACGTTGTGTAATACGCGGAATATCATATATTACATGCGCTCCTATTTCCGATCAGGGTTTGTAGAGGCGTATCCTTTGACACGGATATGCGCGGTAGGGCCTTATGTCAACCGTTTTGACCAGTCTCACCCCCAAGTCATCCGTGATTACCTCAATGCCCTGCTCCCAATCCGGTACGCCCGCAATTAGAAAATGCGTTAATTCGTGCCTATGCTTAGCCATCCAATAGCGTATACGGCTCGTTTCGTAGAAGGGATACAGCACCCCCATAGCACATATCAGGTCGAATTTTTTCGCACTATTTAAAACAGGGTCGAAACGGGATACTGTCGGGGGGAAACGCTCCATCGCATCAGCGCTCACGTCGAAGCCCCACTTGTCTACGGCAGGTAGGCTATCCGTGATGAAACCCTCCCCTGCGCCTATGTCCAGCGCCGTTCGGTACGGCAGTGCGGGTATCCTTTCGTGCGCAAGAAGTATATCGCGTACTAGGGCCAGGCGTAGCCAGTCGTCAGGAGTATCCCGGTACTTAAAGGGGTCGGGTCTACTATAATTTTCAGTATGTATTTTAGTCATGCAAAATGCCAGGCCCTTTAGCGGCTTGCCCAGGCCGTCGCCCGCACCCGCATACGAACGCGGGCCGGGTTAGTTTTTCTTCTACTTTGAAGGCTTCATTACGCCTACGCATATCGTAATCTTACCCGCTGTCAATGCAGCGGTGCCGATAGACATAGAGATAACATCAGCGTCATCCAACAGCCGGGGCATATCAGTTAACGAATCCTCCTTCAGTACAGTGCCGGAAGCGATACCGCTTGCGCCTGTAGACGCTGCGTTTTCGAAAACAGTGCCGGAATTTGTATCACCGAAGGACACATCACCCGTTGTTGCCGATGTAACTGTAGTATCTACATAGTAGTAAAAGTCAGTTACCAGACAAGCGCCGTCCGCTGTAAACACGTTGAAATCACCCGTCGCACCCCCGTCAACGGCGTAGTCCCATTGTGCTTTATAAAACCTTTTTTCCAGTGACGCGGGAGCGCCAATGTTTCGCATTTGGTCTAAGTTAGTAGCCATATTCTTCAGCCCTTTTTAAATATATTTTTGGTGGTTACAAGCGGGCCTTCCCTAGCCCGCGCTATTCAGACTACGCGGCCAAGTATCACGACGTTCCACGCGTAACGATACACTTGCTCGCATGGTCATGGCCGATCACAGCCCCCGCCAAAACTCGTACACCTAGATAGGCAGTGTATTTGCCAGCTGGGCGGTTATCAGTTAAAAACCATTCGACATTGCCGTATACGCTATGCATGAATGAAGGTACGAACGACAACCCTACATCCTGTGTCGCCGCTGCCCCCGTATCGAGGGATAAAAAATTGTCGTCATTATTTTCGAGAATATTAAAGCCCCAACGCTGCTGGACAAACTGACCCGCTACCGTGGGAGTTTTCTCGTCTACGTAGTCATTGCTCACCATGGTAGATGTGCCAAGGAGATCCTGGTAGTACTGTGGGTCTAACAACGTATACCAGGGCTCTGTTTTTGACCATTTGGCCTTAGCTGCCAGCTTGCGGCAATTACCTATGGCCGTAGCGTTGAAATCGGTTACTCCACCTAGTAGATGGTCAGGGCTAGAGGTCGATGCGCTAACCAAGGAGAATAAGTACGCGTCCATTTTCAACGCTAGCTCGGTCTCCATTTTGATTCGCAATTCTGATTCGGGATTAGTTAACTGAGTTTGCAGAGGTACTAGGTCGTCTAGCTCGATAACGTGGTCAATGACTTGATCGACGATCAATGATTTTCGGGCAGAGTTAAGTTGTTGAGGTGAAAATTGCTCGTGCCCTGACCCGATAGCTCTACGGTCGGCCGTACCTACCTGGAACTGGGTGATATGCACCCTGTCGCCTGGATTAGCGATTTGGCCTTCGTAGTCCCTATTAGTCAACGCGGTTAATTGCGCTCTAGCTTTTAGTTCGTCAACCGTTAGCGGCGACCATGCTTGGGGGACTTGATTGGCTAGCTCACTTACTAGCGTAATATTACATAGTGATAGGTGATTCCATATGTCCGCATAGGGTAGATCCATTGCTTGGCCGTAAGCTACGACGCAAGCTGATAATAGGCCAATGGCCATGATACAACGCATGATAAAACTCATTAGGGCTCTCCTCCGTGAATAGCCTGAGAAAATTTAGGGATATAAGCGTTGATAGACTAGTGCTTTGCTAGCCCTGCCATCATACGTTTATAATTTTTCTTTTTGTCTGCTAATGGCATTTTTAACCATGCATCGTGGCTGATGGCTCCTTTAGAGTCATCGTTATCACCAGGTGCGTCGGAGCTAGTACTGCCGTTTCCGCCCGTCTTTTTTAGGACTTCAGGATAGTCCTTTTTGAATTGTTTAACGGCGCGCAACAATGTCGCCTTATCAATATCGCCCGTTTCCTCGTCGATTTCGATATCATCGGCTTCGATAAGGTGAGCGAACTTTGATTCTAACACGATACCTGATCCCAACGCCTCGCGAAAGGCTTGCACCTTCGCAGCGTACTGTAGTCGGCCTAATGCGTCCTGTGCTTTAGCCTCCGCCTTAGCGGCTTTTTCTTCCGCCTCTTCAGCTAAGGTCTTATAATCCTCATCAGCTTTCAGCTTATCGCTACGCCGTTTCGCTTCAGCCTTATCGCGTTTTTCTTTATCCTTACGCAAGGCTTCGTTTTCTTTTTGCAAACGCCGATGTTTTGCGAGTAACGCCTTGGGGTTTTTTATGCTCTCATCGTCCTTGTCGTCGTCATCGTCTTTGTCGTCGTCTTTGCCATCTTTATCGTCGTCATCGTCTTTGTCATCGTCTTTGTCGTCGTCTTTGTCATCTTTATCGTCGCCGTCTTTATCGTCTTTGCCTGACCCGCCGCCGTTATCGCCGTGGTCACGCCAAAACATTCTACTTATACGCGGGGCTAGTAACATGATCTCACCTTATTGCGGGGTTTAAAGACGATGAACGCGGAACGATCGTTCGACCATTTCATCAGCGAAATCGATCGCCTCTCTGTACTCTTTATTAGATATATTAGTCCAAGGTCTGCCCCCTTGGTGATTCCATACGGCTTTTTGGCCTGTACTATGCCGCCTAAACCCTAGTGTCACTAGGCCGTCACGAGACTGGATAGCCTTAAACTCGCTCAGCATTTCACCTGTAAACGTGACGTTAGACGTACGCGGGTTAGTCCACGCGGCTAACTTGCCCCTTTTTTTCTCCCGGTACCGGATATACCTGGGCGATAGAGGTTTAAGCCTACTCTCTCTACCGAAATCCCGCGCAACGCCGAATCCCCTAGCGGCTCTAGAGCGGATACGATCCGCCAGGAAGTCCCCAAGTCTGCGAATCTGCCTACGGCTAAACGAATCTTCGATCGCCTCGCTAATCCGCTCGGTTACTTCACTTATGTCTCTTGCTACTATTGGCATCGCCTGAAAACTCCAAAACGTCCGCGATTCGGCGTAACAACCGAATTTGCTGAACTTGTAAAGCCCGGTCTGACTCAATTTGATGCGCGTCCAGAACCCGCGCCAGGTCGTCATCTAGGTCATCCATCAGCCGATAGAAGTTAGGAGCCACGACACCTGACTTACGTTTTGCGGCTAACGATTCCTGATAGAGCCGCTCCTTAGCCCGCCTGGTACTTTCGTCAGATAAGTGCTGAGCTTTAGCGCGTTCCTTAGCCGCCGCCGATAACTCAGCGGCGCTAGGCATGGCCCGCTTAGCGATTTCGTCGTTTTCTGCGTTCATATGAGTCTAGTACCTCGCTTACTTCTTTAATGGTAACACCGAGAAACGGTCGAGCCTTACCAGGCCTAGGCCGCTGCTTTCCATACGTCCCGCGAATATTGCCGTCGGCTTTCGCATTTTCTTCGGTGCCGTCTTTGAATCCGATCACCAAGCTATCGTCGGTTGTGTCTAATAATTCAATAGCTTCTAACATATCGCCTTGTAAAGTTAAATCTACTGGGTCTGGGTATTTGTAGTACTTCTTTGAGTACTTGGGAAACTTTCGGCGGCGTTTTCCGTAAAGCCCCCTGCCATCCACCGCTTCACCGACCATGACTTCTATTAACTCATCGGCGATTTTGCGCTTTTGTCGCGCAGTGAAGCCCGGCCCGATAAACACTTCGACGAATTGGTGTTTAGTCGACAATGCCTGGGCCCCTGTTTTCGGTATCGATCTCTGATAGTTTAGCGTTTACCTCGATGCTAGACATTTCGGGCTCAAGTCGCAGTAGCGCACCCTTACGCGATTCCACTTTTAAGGTACCCACTTCTTTGATCAGGGTATCGACCAAACTACCTCGATCAGACCTGGGTAGCTGCTCCGGAAACGTGACGCGTATATCTAGGGAATTATCAAATACGCCAGGCACGTCACTGTCCCCCGTCGCCTGCCATACCGGATGCAATTTTTTCGTAATTCGGGTCAAGAGACTCCGCTCGCCTGGCGCGAAATAGGTAACCTGCTCTTGACGGTCCTCGAAAGTATCCATTTCATCGATCATCTTTGAGATACCAGACGAAAAATTATCGGTAGTTAGTTGGCCTACCGCCCCCGGCCTAATACCCATGGACTGTAGCCAGAACGCCAGCACTGCTTGAATGAAGTTAACCGCCTTGTCGCTATCTACACTAGGCGACAAAGACCCAATACTTGGTGGCGTTTCTGGATTTTGACTTTTGAATATCCACATGACGTTGGGTGAGTACGGCCTTTTAGCGTCGTCTACGTCGATACCGTATAGAATAGAAAACGCTTGAAACTTTAAGGCAAAAGCTACATCAGAGAGTAGTATAGGAATGATAACGGACATTCTGTACATATCGTCCGATAAAGTAGGCACCAATTGTATTTGTTGCTTACGGTTGAAGTACTCAAATGGCATCTCCCCTAGCGGGTTTATACCTGGATTGCCATCAGGCATGAACTCATCGCGCTGTACACCCTTCTCATCGAAAACAGCGTAATCCTTATCAGAGTAGGCGCGTAATAGCCTCTCTTCAGCGCCTACGCTGTTTTTAACCCGTCCGTGGTAAGTGATAAACACGGTCGGGTTAGTCGGGTCAAACCTGTCATCCGACCAAGGCAAAAACTGCGAATTGAGATACGGCCTAAGTACTAGCCTGCCGTTTCGCGCTGCAGGCTCCACTAGAGCGTTACCGAATAGCGAGAACATTTGATTTGCAATGCCCATTTGGCGGTCCATGAACATGCCGTCGGTATACGCTCCCATGATTTCTAGGTCAGACTCACTGGCGTCCGTTATCTCCCGCTTCGGTGGTTTAGCGTAGATTTTAGCTCGCTTGGCAATAATACGCGGTAACACGTTGACCGGTATAAGGCGGTCCGCGGCTTGAGCGTACGACGGGGACAAGGTCCCGTCGTCCCGCGTAAACATGCTCTTAAATTCTTTTTCCAAATAAGGAGTCAGCGACCCATTATATATGTCGATTAACCTGGATACCCGCGTATGGTATTCAGCGTGATTATCCCAATATTCGTTAAAGCCTTCTAATTGCTCGCGTGAAAACGGCATCAAATCCGCCCCTACATGTATGCGACTACAGCATTTGATTGGTTCGACTTCTCAGCTTCTACACTGCAAACCGCATAGCCTAACGCGGTAGTGACATGCTGATAGTCTTTAGAGTCATCTTCGATCATGGTTGCGGTCTTTTTTAGTTTCGTCAATTGCAAACCTTCGTCAACCTTCTGCGCTCCTACGTAGACAAACATACGCCTACGGCCTAACCCGTTACAAAGATAAGCGTTTACCCTGATATGACGGTGCCTGATACGCGGATTAGACCAGGGTACTTCTACCCGGTAGCGAATAGGGTGCCCGTCCGGCGTGCGATACTTGGCTAGAAACTGGTGAACGATCTCCCAATCACTCCGATTATTACGTGTGTCTCTGTGCCGGCCCGTAGCATCGCCGTGTACTACATACTCCAATCCTAAGTTGAAAAATCCGTCATCGGCAATTTCCTCTAACAGGGCTTCGGTATTAAAGCCCATGCGTACAAAGTCCTTGAATATATGAAATACATCGGCGCTTTCGTCGTACTGTAAGCCCGCTGCGCTCATGGGCTTACCCTCGCCAATATTAAAATCGAACGTCAAACGAACCGGCCAGCGCGGGTCAAGTGCATACTCTATATTACGATAGTTTTGGGGTTTGACATACTGATGATAGACGACGATACGCCGAATCGGTCGCCACCTGCCATGCAAAAGTCTCTCTGCCTCCTCGGGGTCAAGGGATTCAAGCTGCTGATCGTAGTACCACGACGGTAGAAACGGATTGTCTTTAGTCACCGAGTAATACACATGCCGAGTCATCGGGCGGGCAGTGGTATCGGCTAGGTTGCGATACTCGGGGTTCTCATCTAAGTCCAAGTGAAAACGCTTATATAGAAAATGCTCGGGGTCGCCTGGGTTGGTAAGTAAGAGACAAAGCGCCATTTTGATATGCGCCGTTCGCCCGATACGCGCCATGAGCGCTTCATACCATACCTGATTCTCCCCTTCTAACTCGGTAGCTTCTTCTATAATAGCAAACGTCAAATCAAGCGAGCGCACCGATTCGTAGTCGTTCTCATGCCAGCTACGTCCGATGATCTCACTACGGGTACGCGGGAAACGTACTGAGCATATAGAGTCGACGCATACGTAGTCGATACCCTCAAGTAGTTGCGTATCATTTCGCAAGTGATCGCGAATCTTACGGTAGAGCGTGTCCCTTAGATCACCAAGGGTACGCCGCGCAATAACGCCTAACGCGTTTTCGTGTGTGAGGCAAATACGGACTGCCAGGTGGGCGACGGCCATAGTTTTGCTACTTCCGTAAGCCCCCGATAACAGACACTCGTGTACGCCTAGCCCGTAGTCATACTTACAAAGCACGTCATCAATAAATTCATCCTGCCAAGCGATCGGCTCGGGCGAGAAGTCGCCGAATCCTGGTACGCTAGTTGCGCCCTGGATCTCACTCATGGCTGACCCGGCTTGCGATGACGCTTCTCGCATGAGCCGTAGCTGATTTCAGCTTCCAAGGTCATTTCACTGGTACTGCCGAATAGCTCGTTTTCAAACGCGGTGATTTCAGCGCGGTACTCTTCGCGCTGAGATTTAGGTAGGTAGTTGAGGTTGATAGCCCGCTCTTGACTGGCCGGTGTTTCGGGCGCTTTCTCGCGAAAGCCTTCACGGGTTTTCAGCCAAAATATTGTCATAGCTGTATTATTGCCGCTAATAGCCATTTCGTACGCCGTCTGGCGGATGCGCAGTGATGACTCGGCGCGACCTTGATACATAGCGGTTTTGACGGCGGGGTCATCGCGCAATGCTTTACTTAGCGTCGGGGTCGGGATCGACAGAATAGCGGCTTGATAGTCCATCGGCAAACCCAGGCTAGCCATGACTCTAATCTGCTGTAGCTGGTACGCGGAAAACGTCAAAAATTGCCTCGAAGGGGCTTACGGGTTTTAGGCTACTAACCTTATAAGCGTATCATGCTGGGCGGCGCAAACGAAAAAACCCGACGCGCATATAGTGCGGCGTCGGGTTGCGCAAAGGGTACCAGAATGGAAAATCAGAGTACCCTGATTATATCGTAAGGGGTCGCTAGCTGACAACCTCCTTCAAGTAACCCATTTTTTTAGCTGGTACGTACCCCCAATGCGGTTAGGGCCGTTAACGCATTCAATAACTGCCCCGTGTTTTCTAAGGCGCACTAACAAGTGCTTAAAGTTGTCGTGAGCGTAAGGGAAGCCCCGTGAGCCCCTTTTGGCCCCGTATATTGACTCCACTAATTCATAGCAGTGCTTCGTAGTACCTGGGGGGCTTAACTCACTCAATAGCTTCCGGCGGTAGGGTGTCATATTAAACTTTTTGGACATATTGCATCCTATAATCCGTAAGGTGATCAGAGCCGCGCATATTACGCGGACCATTCATCGTCGGTAGATCCCTCTGCCACAACGTCTAGCCCGGCTTGGACTAACGCGCGATACGCTCTAGCTACACTAAGTCCTTTGGTCATAGCCAGTAATCTAACGCATCGGTCAATATCCTCGGCGATCGTAAAGCTAACGCCTACTTTTTTCGTATCCGGGTCTAAGTACTTATCCATTGTCTGACTCCTTACCGAGGTTTCGCATTAGGGTTAAAAGCTTATCGGCAAAGCACCTAAGCGTCGATTGTCTGACGGCGTTAGCGGCGGCGTAGGCGGCGTTGGCGTTAGCGGCGGCGGCGGCGTTGGCGTTAGCGGCGGCGTAGGCGGCGGCGTTGGCAGCGGCGGCGGTGGCGTGGGCGGCGCGGGCGGCGGTGGCGTGGGCGGCGCGGGCGGCGGC